TTTGAACCATTTAAAAACTTATTGTTGAGATCTCCTTATTTCAATAGAGTTGGATTTGAACCAAGAGTATCAGAAATATTTTTCTTTTCACGCCCTGTGAGATGTTTTTCTGGTCACTCTGAATCTGAGGGTTGGGAAGGTTATGAAGTAATGACAATTATTTTGGATGAAATTGCAGCTTTTAAAACTGATGCGGAATTGCGTGGAGAAACAAGATCAAAAGGATCTGCATCTGCGATTTATAACATGTCTAAGCTTTCTATTATGTCTCGTTTTCCAGAAATAGGTAAAGTAATTCTTTTGTCTTTCCCTCGTTATAAGGGTGACTTTATTCAACAGAGATATATTAACTCCAGAGAAAAGAAAGAGCCAAAAACTTGGTCAATTAAAGCAGCGACATGGGAAGTTAATCCTACGATTAAGCGTGAACAATTAGAATCTGAATATGTTAGAAATCCTGTTGAAGCTAGAAGTCGTTTTGAATGTGAACCTCCAAACATGGAAGATGCTTACTTTAGAGATCCAGATCTGGTAAGAAAAGCTTTTATGTATAGTGAAGACCCAATAGATGAAAATGGTAATTTTAAAAACTGGTTTAACAATACAGATGGACAAGTTCGCTTTATTCATATTGACTTGGCATTAAAGCGAGACAGAGCAGCGTTAAGTATGGTGCATTGTACTGGGTTAAAAGAAGTTAAAACATTGAGTGGGGTTGAGCAATTACCTATTGTTAATGTTGACTTAGTTTATTCATGGGAAGCGTCAATCAATAAAGAAATTAACTTTGCTTCTATTAGACAAATGATTGTTGACTTATGTAGAAAGTTTGATGTAGCTAAAGTTACCTTTGACCGTTGGCAGTCAATTGAAATGATTCAAAGCCTTAGGGCTCAAGGTATTAATGCTGATTTTCACTCTGTTAAGAAAACAGATTACGATACTCTTATGACTGCAATTTATGATACAAGATTGCGTGGATATTGGAATGAGCTATTAGTTGAAGAAGAATTGTTAAAGCTTAGATTGTTTGGTAATAATAAGATTGATCACCCTAATTCTGGATCAAAAGACTTAGCTGACGCTGTTACTGGGGCAACCTTTGTGTGTATTGAAAACATAGCTATAAATACTGAAGTAGAGATTGAGATTCTGTCTCCAGATAAGCATTGGGAAGATCTTGAGGAAATGGATGATTATGGCACTGTAAGAGTGTATAATAATGAAATTGGGGAATTCTCTCCAGGTTATAGTAAAGAAACGATGGATGGTGGGAAATGGCTGGAAAGCTTGTAGATAATATCAAGGTTACTCATGAAGAAGTAATGAATCAATTGGCAATACAGATTGCCTCGCTTCAGATTGAAAATACTGTTATAAAGATTGAGAATCAAAAGATGAAACAATTGCTTGATAATATTGGTGACATTGAGGTTCCTTTTTAAAAAAAAGTATTTATTTTTCCTCTAGAGTGAGTTTTCTGTCAGTAATGCTGATAATGTCTCAAGTAGTCAAGTGGTAGCCCTAAACAACTACCTTTTATAAACAAACAACAATAGGAGAAAAAATGTCAACATTCACATTAAACAAAGTAGATTCGCTTCCTGAAATCTCACGAGCAGGTCGTAAGTCTGAGGAATTGAATATGATCATTGATGCGCTAAAGCAATCAGCAAATAGTAATGCAGTGTTTAGTCTTATGGGAATTAAGGCTGGCAATGCTTACAATTCAATGCAGCAGAGAATTCGTGCTCAAGCTAAGAAATTGGGTCTCAAGATTGTTATTCGTTTTGATTCGGTCAATGAGACTCTTTTCTTCCAGGCAACAAATATCACAACTGAAAAAGTAACTGGTATCAGTGCAGATAAACTTTCTGTACAGTCAAATGAAATTAGTGGTGTGAAGTCAAAGACTAAAATCACTAAGTAAAAACATTTAGAAAAATACTCCATAAAGCCCCCTGCATAAACTGCAGGGGGCTTTTTTTTATGTCATAATTGATGCATGACATTAGAAATTGAACAACAGAATATTGAAATTGATAGAGAAGATATTGATTCGTGGTGTCCAATGTTTGGGCTTCCATGTTACGATAGGTCATTGACTGAACCTTTCTTCATGTCTTTTATGAAGACTGTGATGTACCTAAAAGAAATCAATTGTAAATTCGCAGTGAGTACGATTACTGATTCTCTTATTAACAGAGCTAGGAATAATCTTGTTGCTAAGTTTATGGCTAATCCACAGTTCACACATTTAATTTTTCTTGATGTTGACCTTGCGTTTAGACCTGAGGATATTGTAAAGCTTCTTTGGCACGATAAAGAAATTGTTACTGGATCTTATCCGATTAAGGATATCAACTGGGATAAAGTTGTAGAACATGTTGGTAATGGTGTTCCTGCAAAAGAATTGGCAAAGAAATCAACAAGGTTTGTGGTAAATCCTGTTCGTGCTGGAAATAATACAATTGAAACAGATAATGGTGCAATTTCTGTTCATGATGCTGGTACTGGCTTTATGTGCATTAAGAGATCGGTTATTGAAAAGCTTATTGAGGCATACCCTGAATTAAAGTTTAATGATGATACAGGTTCAATGAATGATGAAGAAAAGAACTGGACATATGCTTTCTTTAATTCTTATGTAGATGATGATGGTAGATTTGTATCTGAAGATTATGGATTCTGTAGGTATTGGCAAAAGCTTGAAGGTAAAGTTTGGGTTGATCCAGCAATTGAGATTCAGCATTTAGGTAGATTTAACTATGAAGGAAATATGATGGATTACCTAATCTCTATTTCCCAAAAACCAGTTGAAATTCAGGAATAACATAAAGACCATAACTGGTTAAAAAACATATACTAAAAATTGATAAAATATTGGCTAAAAGATGCTTGGTGATTCATTAGGTAATCTTTTAGTCAATTTTTTATTTCACGATAGACGCTTAGTAATATTACACTTGTAACATTACACCTGTAATATTACAGCCTCACCCTGCGATCTAAAATTTTAGATAAAAAATTAGATCATTCGTGACAGCTTTTCTCACCTATTCTCTGACCAATAAAAAAATCTCATTTATCTTTTCTCTCAGGTTTTTTCTTGCTAATTTAGCCGATAGCATTATTACTCAATGCGTGAACTATATGTCAAGACAAATAATATTTATATTCATATTACTAAAGTTGATGATATCTCTGCGCATTTGTACAAGATAAAAAATCAGATAAAGAATAGGATTTTATTATGAGTAATTCTACTTTTGGTTCATTGGTTGGACATATTGTTCAAGATAAAAATAAATGTTACGGTAAGGTAACGGAAATTCGTGAAGTTGTGATAGATAATAATAATGTATTTATTGCGTTATTAGATACAGGTAAGGCTATCAAATTGTCTATTCTTGCAAAAATGTTTGCGCAAAGTAGTTTGTATTTGCGTAGGCGTGGTGATGAGTTTATTGTTTACGCTTATAGTAAAGATGCTCATGTATCTAAAGCTAAATTTGGTCCTCAGCGCAAGCGTATTGTTTCGCCTTGTGTTACGGGTAATATAAACAATACAGCAACTATTGGTGATGAGACAATAAATATCACTTCGCATATTAGTTCTGGTAATCCAGTTTATTATAATAAACAAACAATGGGAGAAAGCAAATGACAATGGAAGAAATTTACGATAATACAATTACTAGCCTAAATGAATTGTATCGTCAAAAATATAAGGGCTTGATAACTTATATTGAATTTGCTAATCAACAGCAAATAGTATTACTTGAGTTTAGTAAAAATATCAAAGATAAATTTGCTGAAAGACTTATTGAAAGCATTGAAGAAAGCAAACTGCTCAAAATAGAAAGTGAGTTACAATAATGGAATTTGAAATTGTAGATGCTTCAGTAATTGAATTGCCTAAGACATTGACTAACTTTGAGATTTCAGGTGAACTTGAGTTTGAAGTTATTGATGCAGATGAAGTTATTGTTACTGAACGCAAAAAGAAAATAGAAGCGTTTTTCCCTTATGGTTCATATTCAAAAGAAAGAACATATAGGACTTACTGGGAAGATAATGATCAAGATTTCCTTATGTCATTAGTTAGCGTCAAGGTTCAACGAATGAATAGGAAAAAGCAAGAAGTTATTCTTGACGATATTCGTGAGTTTAGACTTTTGAAGAAAGTTGCTCGTGAACAATTGGTTGAGAGTTTTACTAATGTTGGTTATAACTTTAGTGTTTACGGAGAGGAATAAATG